TTTTATAGAAAACTGCGACCAATCTATCCTTATCAAGTTCAAGTCCGACATTATTTAAACCAGAGGGCATGCTCTTAGATACCTTGCCCTTATTACGATCAATGATGTTTTTAATCTCGGGAATTTTTTCAGCGATTTGCCTATCAGATTCTGTTTTTGGATTGATTAAATTTTGCAATTCATAATCATTCAACATTTTTACATAAACATTATCTAAAAAAGACGACGATGTAATTATATTAATATCAGCGGGATTTAAAATTATATATTTTACAGGAATTGTCGAAGAATCATCTTGGGCTTTGGCATACTCAGTGCCGAAAGCCTCCTGTATTTTCATCATATTCTCCCTGCCAAAATCAGCCCTGAATTTATATATAAATATATTTCCACTTCTATAAAATTCTCTATAGAATTGATCTTGTAAATCCCAAGAATTTATTTTCTGCAACCATAAATCAAAAAATTTACGACTTTGCTCATTTCCTCCTGTTAAATAAATATCAGAAAGACTAAACTCAGTCATTAAATCTATAGTATTTCTAAATATTGGAACATTCCAATAGGCTTTCTGACAAAGTACTATGGTATCTTTCGCGGAAATATTAGAGTCATAATTTCCCTTACCAGTTCCATAAATAAATGGAACCACACCCTTCTCTAAATTTGAAAATCTATCTGTCTTTGTTATTGAGGAGGCAAGATTTCTTCTAGTTCCAGTTTCTCCATTTCTTTCACAAGACGATGCATTAGCTATACTTAAATTGTCATCAAGGCTAGCCATGACAGCTTCAGGCAATTCAATTCTTTCTTTTGCTTTAGAAAGTTTTGACGCCTGCGAATTAAACTGAGTGTCCTTTTCTACTTTTTGTCTAGCCATTAATTTTCCTTTATTTTAATTAATTAAATTATCAGCGATAATTATATTATTATATATTTCTACACGTTTTATAGAAAAAAAGGAGTAAAATTATATTTGGGCTTTTCGGCTTTGTCAGAATGAAGATCTAAATAAACTTTAACAGCCCAATTGCCAAGCATTAGAGCTGAATAATTATCTTTTCTTGGTTTGTTTGCAGTTGTCAATCTTCTTAAATGAGCTGGAAGATCAAAACTTTGAGTTCCACGGGCAGTCGAAGAAACCTGAATAAGAGCGCATTGATCTTTCGTGTCTTTTATTATAAAGTCTTGCTGCTCCATAAAGTCCCTCACTCCTAATTTTGCCCGTTCCAATGCATCTTCTGGCGCATCATCTATACCCTTTGGATATATATAGTCTATTGGTATATTTAAAGTAAACATTTGATTTACAATATCGGGATGAGCACATGAAGCGCTAGCAAACCAAAGCTTCTTGTGATCTATACAGCTTTGTAAATATCCATTGGCTCTCCCAATAAAAGATGATGTAAAATATTGTTTGATACATATCGATTTAGAATCTAAATTGTATTGAAATTTTGCTTCTTTCAGCATTTCATTATATTCATCTCCTTCTTTATCAGAGTTGAATTCAAAAAAACCAACTTTCATACCTTTCGCTTTAAAAATGGCAGATCCATTTGCCGCTTCAATAAATTGATCACCACCAGCATTATCGATAATGATAAGGTGAATATTAAAATGCGTCAAAAGATAATAAAAATATTTTATATGATCCTGTATGCTTGTGCCAGCTTTTTGATAACCATGAACATAAACAGAAGTTCCATCATCTTGGTTTATCTCAAGCACAGCCATAGCAAAATAATCAGAGCTTTTTGATGCACTAAAACTTGGGTCTATTGCCAGTACGTATTTCTTGTCTTTATCGCCAACTATCTTAGTTGTGGGATACTGCCCATTAGGAACAGTACATAGATTCATTTTTTTAGGTGAAAAATAACCATCTCCACCATCTACAAATCTGGCGCAATATTCTCGCAAAAAAGCAGAGTGACTAATACCCCCACTCTTAGCGAGTTGTATAACGCCCTGATCTATCATATGCTCTGGAAGCGACTCATAACTCATCTGAGAAACAAAATAAGTAGAGTTTTTCATCGCCTCCATTCTATCCTCTCCGACTTTTTCAGAATCAGTTAATATATTTGGATCCCTGATAATATCAGACCATATTGAATATAATTCAAATAAATATTCAAAAGTATAGCTGGCAGAACTCAATGTTATCATCTTGTTCATATTTTTGAATATGGTTCGATCTTTTTCCTCCATTCTTCCAGCTTTTATCATTTGATCCTCGATTTCCCTTACTCTAATTCTTTCAGCCACGTCCAATGGAGAACTCATAAAGGGCATCAAAACTCTTTCAACAATATCTTTTGGCATTAAAAGAAATTCATCAATGATTAGAACTGAAGCACGATAACCTCTAGTATTTTCCCCGCCAAGTGGAATAGCAGTAATAGAGCCGCCGTGAGGCAGTTGAACAGGGTAAACATACTCATCATTTCTTTTAACCGGATCTTTAAAACATTGCTTAGCCAAAGCGCCGTCTTTAGCATTAAGCATCTTATCTATTTCCATAAATAATCTGCGCGAAGTTCTGAAATTAGCCGACGCAATCAATATTTTAGTTCCAGGTTCGAATATACATTGTAAAATACAAAATACAGCAGCACAAAAACTTTTTGAAGCACCTCTACCCCATGTCAACATACTAAAATTCCTATTAAACATTGCCTTAATAGTTATTTCTTGATATTTTTCGAGCTTAATTCCAAGAAAAAGTTCGGTTGTTAATCCGATATTTGATTTTAAAAATTTTGCCAGTGTAATTCTCGCGGTTGGATCATCCATTTCGCCACGCATTTCCATTAACTGCTCATTGAAATGTTTTTCCGGAATTATAATGTCTTGATTTCCTACTTCCCACATAAGTTAAATAAGTTTATGCTCTATCAAATATTGAAAATCAACACTTTTTACCACATCAATATCCATACTTAGTATTTTTGGTATAATGTCGGAAGATTCTTTTCTTCCGCCAGAAAAACAGAATTGAACATTTTCTGGAAAATTTTTACATATTTCTCTAAATCTATGAAAAATAAAATCAGTAGAAGCCCTTGCAAATTTTCCCGTCCTAGAATAAGAAAACGATAAAAACTTATTAATATCGCACTCAGTAACAACAACTATATAGCCACCAGCTGATTTAGCCCTTTCAACCTCCCTATTAAATCTATCAAATCCAGATGATAAAGTAGAAACTAAATCATTTAATGACTTTCTCTCTACCGCTAATATTCCATCGCATGAATAATCTCCAAAGTCTAATTTTTCATTAATTATATCATAATTTGATAATTTTATTGGCTTTTGCTCCCTAGTATCAATAGTTATATTTTTCTTATAAATAAAATTAAAATTTAATTCATTTTTATTATAATTGTAACGCCTTTTCAACTGGGTGGAATCTATAAATTTATTAAGATCCTCAAAGAAGAATTGATAGGTTTTTATAGATGGTAAATATGATATAGTTCTCATCTCAGATGATGAGGGAAAATTGCATACACTTTTTAATTCGGAATGCGCAATAATTTTATACAATAGAAAATCTTTTGCTAATCCGTTTTTTTCAGCCTTAAGCCAAGTAAGCATATTCTTTTTATTTACGAAGTCAGTAAGCAGATATTGCTCAAAACTTTTGAATTCTATGATCTCTTTAGTCAACAAATCTTTCTTATTTAAATTGGACTTTAAATACTGATCTATTTTTAACCCATGAACATCTTTAATATGCTTAATAAATTCATCTTTATCTTTAGAAAAATATCCACATTTAGATTCATTACATTGAAAATCCATATATTAAGTATTAAATATTTCTTTTGGGTCTATCCCCCTGATTATAGCCTTGAACTCATCAACTGATGAAAGTTTTTCGACTTCTTCCTTAAGAGCCTCTCTTTGACGCTCTGCCAGAGCAATCATTCGCTCCCTATTTTCCTCTTGCTTCCATGCATATACTAAATTTAAAATAGAAGCATTTTCATTTCTTTTTTCTTCTATTCTTTTTGATCTATTAACAGTCAAACTTTTATATAACTTGTCCTGTCTAGAAATACATTGATTATATTCTGTCTGAGCATTATTAATAGCTTCGTTTAGGCTCATGCTTATTTTTTTGCCGTCCGATTCTGAAGCCATATCGTCCAGTGCGTGCCTTAAGTATTCTATTCTTCTTTGAATATCAGCGGCTATCACAACCTCATTTGACAAAGTTATGAATTGATCAAGTTCTTCTTGAGTTAAATCGTCCTTGTCGTGCGTATAACGTATAAAAGCGTCTTCAAACAACTCTCTATCCTCAAGCCGCGAATAACTATTAATTTGATAAAGAAATCTAAATATTTTTAAATATGAAAATAACGATTCAACGCATTTTATCTGCGCGCGTTTTAAAGTTTCCTCTTTCCATCCATAATTTAAATATTTATTTATTCTAGCTATAGCTTGTATAATTGTTGCTGGCGACTTATATTGTTCGCTAGCTATTTCCGGTCGCTTCATATTTGAAGGACTATATACTATAGATTCAAATTCCCCAGAATCAGAAATTCTAAGATTTTTTTTGTCTTCTTGGTCGTTCAAAAATTTAACATATTCATGCACAGCTCTATGCTCCTGATGCAGGGCGCTGATTGAATCATCTTCAAATAATTTTCGCGTAAAAATTAATGTAGTAAATCCATCCTGCTTAAAAGCCGATTTTATTTTGTCTTTTTGTTCTTCCGAAAGTATATATGGATCAACTTTTTGTATGACATTGACTCTTACTTTACCTATTTGAAACTGAGCTATATATTCTTTAATTGCTCTTCCCTCTTTGCTTCTTCCATCTATTAAATTATTATTAAAAACGCTCCTGGTAAGTTCTGATAAATTTGGCGAAGCATTATTTTCAAATGCTTTCCTTATTAAATCCTGCTGCTCCTCAGTGAGCTGAATCGGCTTATCTTCTTCGTTCATTTTTTTTTAAAGATGTAAAATCACCTGTTTTGCTATTTTATATATCTTGTTTTTTATTTTTTTAATTTGCTTATATCCCGGCGACCTATTTTTTTCACTAGTTTTATAACCCATTAATTTAGCAGTTTCTATTTCGTCTTTGTTTTCAACGTATAAATAATTATATACCTTCCATTCAACGTTAGTAACTTTTTGCTTTATAATTTCATGAAATTTTTTTATTTTGCTGTCGTAATCTATATAGGAAGACTGATTGTCCATTATATCAAAAATAGAAAAATTAGATCCATCATTTTTATTTCCGTAGGATTCGTGCATGCTAATTGGCAATTTTATATCACAAGCATTTTTTTTGCTAGATTCCCACTTTGCATAAATTTCACACTCTGAATTTTGAGTATCATATAAAGCGCATAAATTACCGCCCTGATTATGCGGGCATTGCAAGCAAGGTTTTGAAAATGAAGAATAATTATTTCTAATTAAATTCGTCATTTGATTTGTTATGATAGTATTTAGCCATGGTCTTAATGGTCTTAAATTATCCCATTGATCCCATTTATTAAAAATATGTAATCTTATTTTTTGACAAACATCATCGAAATCCATCCAGGCAATAGCATTCAACCTCCATCTGGCTTTTCTTTTTGACAATTCTTCATCTACAATGTATAAACAATTTTCAAATTCTGGTCTATTTTTCCCAAATTCATTTTCATCAAGCATATTTTTTTAATCTATTTCAATTGTTCTCGACTTACTTGACGCCTCTATCCTTAACTCCTCCAATATTTGCTGATCTGTTTTTCTAGGCGAATTATCATTCATTTTAAATTCATCTCCAGCGAATGCAGAACCAGAAGAAGCACCCTCCATTAATTGTCCGAATGAAACGCCTTTATTGCGCAAATCCTTTTCAATACTGACGCCGTTTTTTATTTTTTTTCTTTTGAAATTATCTATATGCCTTTGAGTATCGTCATAATCTTCGTCATCGTATTGCTCTTCTTCGTCTTCATTATTTTCATAATTTTTAATATTTTTCGAAGAAAATTTATTTTTATTCAGTTTATCTTTACCATTTTTAAACTCTTCTAATTGTAATTCTAATTCCTTAATTCTATCTGCATCATTATTTTTAACAGAATCTACTGTTTGAGTTTTTCCCAACACTAATCCTATTTGCTTTCCACATTCGGGACAGAATTTAGGCTTGGAAAATTTATATTCAATTTTTGCAAAACATTGTTGACAAAATAATTTCATAATATATATAAACTGATTAATTATTAATATTATAATAAAAAAAAATAAATAATCAACTATTTATCTAAAAGT